TAAGCAAATCCTGAATCTGCGGCTGATCAAAGTCACATAAGTCTATAGCAATGATAACATCATTGTCATTAGTTGTAAACCTTAATTGTTTTCGAATCTTGTTGTATACCGGTGAAAGTGGATAAGGTGTTGAAATAATATCTTCAGGTCTCATCGTTGTAACTGTTTGCGCACTGGTTGCTGTGCCTTTACGGCATTTAACTTCCCAATCAATTTCAGGAATATCACATCCAAATCCTCTGTTAATAGAAATGCCAACGTCATCTTCTAATAAATTTTCACAAGCTCTTCCAGCATCGCCTCCGAAATTACTTGGCAATTGTCTACCAAGTAAGTGATGCCGTATAATATTAAGAATAAGTGTTTCGGTGGGAGTAATCATCTCAAACTTTCCATTGTGATAATTTTTGCTAGCTCTTCTCCGAGCTCTTTGTCGTCGGTGATCACGTGTAGACTGTGTCGATGATCATCCTTTTGACGATCATACTTGGTGGTTTCAACAATAGTTCCACCAGCTGCACCGTAAACATTTAATCGAAATCCCTGTGACTGAATGTTGGGACCATCGCGGTCAACGCTAATAACATTTCCACTGTAATCGTCGCTATCATCCATTATCCAGTTTCGAATTCTTTGTTTAAATGTTAATTTCATAGGAGATTTTTCTACATATTGTCTTGTTGATCTATTCAATGAAGAGGAGTTATTCATTGCACGTTGCAATCGATTAACTGACTTTGCGGTTGAGGCATACTGGCTTGTTCCCATTATTTGATAATCTCATCTTTGCCATATTGATCCCAACTGGTAAAACGATCTCTACCAAGTAGGTCGTGGAGGTTATGACACCACACTCCAGGATTAGTTGCTTTAAAATCTTTGTCGTCTATCTTTATTGTAGCATTATACCCCAGCTGTTGTAAATAGGGCAGTTTAACCGAAATCTGCGGAATAAACTGACGCTTCTCAACAAGGCCGCTTTCAATCAGACCTTCTACTTGTGCTAGGTCTAGATCCAGTGTACACCAAAATTCATCGTCTGCATCTAGGCAGACATAGATCATGTCTTCCCACAGACGCCATTGTTCAGCATTGTTGAATTCTAGTTTAGGAAAACTTTGATTAGCACCAAAGTAGATATGTTTACATTGATGATTGCGAGCAAGTTCCATGATTACATAGGCATCGTGTACCCCTGTTACAAATAAAGTTTTCATACCATATGCAGGAGTGTGCTCAATCTCTACCCCTGTAAAGAATGTAATGCTGTCTGCTATGCCTGATTCGTAATTTCTTTTCATTCTACCAACCTTTCTTTCATATGTTGTTGACGCTCTGCTTCATGTGTATCACATAACGTACGAATCCAACCTCCTCCTCGGCTTTTGCCCGGTGCACCACATTCTTCACAACTATGTGCCGCCCAGCTTTCTGCCATACGCACCATACCGTCAATGGCATCATCACCACCACTGTAGTAGAAACGTAGGCCGCCGAACTTTTCTTTAATCTGTGCCACGGTTACTTGTGATACAACCTCTGACTGCTTGTTCTTCCAATCAATGTAATGTTGAATATTACTACACAGTAGTTCAATGATGGACCACCATCCAGGACCTACTGCAAAGCCTCCGTAGGGTTCTGCAAACATTTTTGGAAAACGTGCTTCCATCTGTTTAGTAAAAGCATCGTACCTGCCAAATTCGTCACTCATTACCAGTTACTCACATCAGTGTTGTCAACTTTAACTTCCTTGCCCAACAGTTCAAAATGAACTGTTGTGGTAGACCCAATGCCACTAGAACTTTCCTCAACAATTTCAAATTGAGGAATCTCTGGAAAACGTTTAGCAATGTCTGCTAATGTTTTAATTTGAGTCTGTGTTAGAATATATTTTTTCATCGTTCGTCATCAAAGTCGACAGTTTCGTGATCATGTTCCCATTGCTTACGTCTTAGTATAGCAAGTTCGTCTCTGAAAAGCAACCTCTGTTTCTTCAATTCTTGCATTTTAATATCTTCAAATAAGCCATTCTTTTCTAGAGTATCAATTTTTTGATCCAAAACACGATGTGCTTCTTCCAAATGTTTAATTTTATTCTCGTACATAATTATTCCTTATTGATATCTTCCTCTAACGAACGTAAATTATCGTCGTCTTGTTGATCAAACAACGGCAACCCGTCTGGACCAATTCTTACAGGCGCTAAATCTTCAATAGTGTATAAAGAGTTAAACACGTTGTCTGCAGGACCTCCCTGTAGTCTAGCACCTTCTAGACTCTTTAAGAATAATTGTGCAGAGTCAATCATATCAAATGCTTCTGCTTTATTCTTAGTGTTGAATAATTCTTCAATGAATGTAGAAAAATATAATATTTTGTTTGGAACCCAATCGCTATATTCTTTTTCTTTTTTACCCTCAACACCTTTTATTCTCCAGTCTGGTTTGAACCGTTCACATTCAATGTCCATTAATTGCTGAGCACGTTGTACAGCAACAATATGACATTCAACATTGTGTCCCATCATTAGTGCGTAACTAAAACTATCCCACGATGTTTTGTTTGGAATTTTACCCAGCTTGTTAAGTCTTGGAACTGTGTGATAGTGTTCTGTGTTTAAATGATTAAACTTAACATTTCCAAGTTCTGCATCTGTCTTACGAACACCGTAGTCATAATATGCAATGTCGCCCATTGTTAGTCGACTTGCAAACTCGCTTTCAAACGGAAAAGGAATGTCGTGTCGTCCTGACAGACCTTTGTTATCAGGAGCCTTGTCCATAATAACACTCCAACGCTTGTTGGTATGCTGTGCGTTTGTGTATACCAGTCCGTGAGCAGTGGCAATAAACGGACTTGCACAGTCGAAACTGATTGTGAGTTCTGGATTAATGTGCTTACGCAGTTGACGTTGGATCTGTGTTAAGAAACACGACCAGTCTAACTGTGCAGTACCCAAGAAGTGAATCCAGTTCTTGCCAGTAAGCATTCCTTCATCACGCATTGTCATCAAACGCTTGAGGGTGATATCCATCTTGCACATATTGGCACCACCAAATGCCCAACCTTCAGCTTCCTTACCGGCATACTTGCCTTTAGGATCGCTGAACTCCACAACACCACGATACCATTTTTCCGCAGTATCCCAGTCTCCACCTTGCAATACGTTAAGCCATTTAGTTTGTCCTAGGCGATTCTGCAAGAAGTAGTCATTGTTAAAGCGAGTCTTGTCTAGACAGTCTTCAAATGTTTTTAATCCAGTCTTAGGACTGTGAATGTGATCACAAGCCCAAGTAGGAACGTCAAGCATCATTGACCAATCAGCAGTCAACTCTAACCATTCAAGAATCTTTTTACGAGTCTTATTGGCCTCTGCGCCTTCAAAGTTTAACCAATCAAACTTAAGAACACCTTTACCAATCTGATACCCACCAGAGTCGCCCAAGATCATTGTGTTAGGACGATCACGATCCTGTATCATTGATTCTTGAGTCATTGATTTTTCGAGATCAAGTTGTGCATGACCTGCGGAATACAAAGCATACTTATAGGTAAAGTATCCTTGATCAGCATTTAAAAAGTTCATACCTTCAATGCCACGATCAAATCCTGCAGGAATTCGATCAGTGGGTACGAATTCTTCTAGTCGCTGTTTAGCAACATAGGTACTGTAAAAAGAACTAATAGCTGGCAGGTATACCGCATAGTCCTTTTGCAGCGGAGTTAAATTAACCGGTGCTTTCATATTAGGCCGCTTGTGCTGGAATGATATATTTGTAAGTGGCAAGTCCGCTATCTAGAGTAATCTGAATAGCACCTTCGTTACTCAAAGACATCTTAGTGTTGTTAACATCTGCAATCTTAAGAATGCTCAAGATTGGCATAACTGGCCAAGTCCAGCCACGATCGAGTTTGCCTGCTACGTTTTGTGCAAAGATAAACTCACCACCGTGTGTGCTTGCGTCACCAAAGATGAACTTTAGATTGCCGCCATCTGTCTTGGCCAAGAACGTTGGATGCTCGTTGTTAGCACCTGCTTGGAAGTTGAAACGCTGTACAGCACTGACTGTAGGCTCAATTTCTACATCCCACTTGACGCCACGGAACTTAACAGTCTTCATCTTTTCGTTGATAATTTCTGTGTTCATGAAACGATAGTCGTTCTTGAAGTCGCCGTCTTTGTTTTCAAAGTGTAAGCCGGTTGGAACAGTCTCGCCATTGCGTTCTGCGGTAGTGATACTAATTTTAGCATTTTCCTTATACTCAGAACCGTCTAACAAATATTTTAATTTGTTAAGTTGTGGCATACCAAACACGCCAATCATGTCTGAGTAAGGAGCAGCAGTTTCTGCTTCCATAATAACTGAACGATCATCAGCCATTGAATTAACTGTTGTGCCTTTTTCTGTGCCTGTGACTTTAACTGTGGTTAAGAAGCCTAGGTTTTGTGTGTGTGACACGATGTCTTGTAAAATATCTTTCATTGAAAGTTCTCCTGTATATTAAGATTATATTTAGATCTAGAGTAAAAAGCAACCGCAATTTACTCAAAGTCAAACAATTTTGCAAATGTATTATCACTGCGAGTTGAACTGATGTCCCATTCCAAAACACCAATCAAGTTTTCTAACTTTTCATCGATGACTGCATTTTCCATTTCAGCATCGTTGAAAGGCAAGTCCTTAAACCACTGAGGTAATCTCAGTTCATCTACAGGGTATGCTACTGATGTATACCCCATTGGATTATCTTTGACCTTACAGACGATTACTTTGGCACCGTCTGTAATCGCCATAGAATATTTGTCGTCCATCATACGTTTTAGTGTATTCCAGTTAAGACTTGCTCGAACATGCCCAGGCATGTTAGTCTTACCTGCTTTCTTTTCTTTGTCTCGATATTCACTAATGTTGTTGGCTCTCTTAGGAGAACCTTTTTCCCAGCCCGGCCTAGTTTTAAACTCAGTTCGGAAGTCAGTAATGTATTCTAATACTTCTTCTTTTTCAGCACCGTTTAGCACTCGAGTTAACACTTCGCTCAAGAAATCTTGGATCACTACAGGAGTATCTGAACGTTTTAGGTCAAGTCCCATAGCTTTGATTTTGCCAGGAGAGCCATTGGTATCTGCTCTTTTGCCTTCTTTGTCGTAGTAGAGTACTGCGTATCGCTTCTTGGTAATGAATAATCCTTTGGAAGCAACAATCTCGCGACCTGCTTTGATGACCTCTCCTCTACTTTTTGGGCAGTGGAATGCATCTTGCATAAATTTGGGGAATGTGTCATTTACAGTTTCTCCTATGGTATCGTAAAGTTCAACTACACTTTCTCTTGTCCAAGGCAAGATGCCCTTGTCAATTTCTTTCTTTAGTGTTGTATATGCTGAAAAATAACAGGAATCTGTGTCACCGTAGATAATTGCTTTACCTACGTGATTGTTCTCACCTGTAATAATTTCATTTACTTTACCAGCCATATGTTGTGCAATAGCACGGCCTGTCAGTGTAGTTGATTGTCCAATGCGGTTATCAAAGAAACGGCAACCAGCATTAAGGATAGCGCCATACAGACTGTTCAAGTTAATCTTCTTGACTAGCTGTCGCTTGTCCCAGTACTCTTCTTCGATCTTGTTACCTGCCTTAATACATTCCTTTAGCTTGGCCTGCATTTCTTTACGTTCAGCATACCAACGCTTTAACAGTCCAGGTATGATGCCTTCTTTCTCGTAGGTAAAGATAGTGCCATTTGCTGAAAGCATCCAAGGTTGATTGCTTTCAAAAATTAAATCATATATCTGTGCAGCACTTAATGTATCACTGCCGCCATCTTCCCAGTCGATAGTAATTTCTCTACCAACATCACGATCTAATACAGCAGTGTATTCAAGACTACCGAATATACCTTCCCAGGCGCTTGCAAATGATTTGCCTTTGGCAATTTCAGCAGCAATAAAATCTTTAGTACCATCTTGGCGCAACTGTCCAACAATAGTTTCTGGACCCATGTTCAATGCACGAATAGCTGAAGGATACAATGAGTTAATATCTAATGAGCCAATCCACTCATGAATACCTTTTTTAGGAAACGCAACATAAGCACCTGCAGCCTGATTGCTGAATCCGTCTTCTCGAGATATACGATTAGGAACAATAAATCCACGCTTATGTGCTTCGTTAATAATGGCCTGTTCAGTTACAGCTACAGCACCCATTGTGGTCTGTAGTAATACAGTACACTCGTGTGCTAGAGTGTTGGCAAGATCCAGAAACTTTAATTTCTTATCTAACTTTTCAAGAAGCATACAGTCTTGAATGTTATATTCAATGAATGTTCGGAAATCATTGTTGTACAATTGATCCAGTGTGCCTTCATACTGTGTCTTATGTTCACCTAGTTCATACTCAGCAATAGCGTCGAGGCGATAGGTATGACGTTCTTCATAGGTGTACTTGCGATACAGTTCAAGACTGTCTAAGTGTACACGACCATGGAAGTCATAGGTAACAGCCTGCTTCCCATACTTTTCATATTCTCGCTTTTTAGGAAACTGATCCCACAAGCAAAATCTGCGAGTGTCCTCTTTGCTAAGAACCTTAGTCACTCGATTTACTGTGTAAGGAATATCGAATCCTTCTGAATTCCAACCACTTATGACATCTGCATCTTGTATTAGATCTAAAAACGCATCAAGCATATCTGCTTCGTTGTCGTATAATATTGTGTTGGGAATTGTTTCAATTTGTTTTTTAGCTTCTGCCATAGACAGCGTCTTAGGAGGTATAGCTAAACACACCATAGTCTGCATCCATTGCAGGTAGACAGCAATTGCAGTAATTGGCATAAATGCATCTTCTGGTGAAGCATAGCCACGTTCTGGATCAAAGTCCACCTCAATGTCGAAGAATGCTACATTTAGTTTCGGAGCATCAACATTTAGATAGTTGTCTTCGAGACAGCGATAAATGGGATTGATGTCGCTTTCAAAAAGTTTTTTGTTTGAATGGATTGCAAGTTCTTTGCGATGTTCTTTGACATTTTTAGAACTAACCCTTGATAACGGTTGTCCAAAAATACTTGTGAATTTACCCTTGGCATCGGGGTAATAAAAAATATGTCTAGCAGGATATTCTTTGTAATGTCGTTCGCCTTTATCATTGCGTTCAACAACATTGATGACATCCTGCTCTCTATTATAGAAAGCGTCTACGTAACTCAAATTTTTCTCCTATGCAATTTAGGGCTTGCAAATACCAATGTGCGGTTTATGGCCACGCCTACCTTCTTACTTTATTTAATTAATTAGCATTCTTACTAGACCAAACGTATCAATTGCGGTTAGCAAGATGTAGTTAGCCAACATGCCAAATGATTTCCGAGTATAAGCAGCCCAAGCATACATAGCACAGCCAGCAATCCAAACAGGATACAACGCGAGTAGTGGCGGATTAGGCACGGTGAAGGCCATAGTGATACTGCACCCAATGCTAATAGCCCAAGCAAGTAGTTCAATAAAAAACCGAAAGGGATGAGTACGGTAGTCATCTTTGATCCAATCAAATGTTGGTTTAAATAAATCTATCATTCAGGCAGGCGTTTGGTCACACCAAGAATCATTTCAATGTCATTCCATTCTTGTTCGTGATCTTTCCAGTTGTCTTTGTGTGCAATAGAAATTGCTTTGTTAATAACTGATGGTTTAATTTGTAGTTCTTCTGCAACAGCTTTAACAGTTTCTTTAAGGCCCTCTTTGAGATCTTCTACTTCGCGTAATACATTTCCGCCTTCGTTAATAAGACGTTCTAGTTTGGCTTTTTCTTCGGGACCGTACATTCTTGTTGACATAATAATCTCTCCTATAGAACTATTATATAGTCAAAGAAAAAGCCGGTCAACTAAATTGCCGGCTTTTAAGTGTAATTGGTTAAATTACTTTTGTGCTTCGCTCAGTACATCGTACATTTCAAAACGGCCGCCGTTGCGCTCATAGATCAATCCAGCATAAAGTTCTGCTTTCATGCCTTCGCCTAACTTGGTAACAGCAACACGTTGAGCCCAATTAAACAACTGTCTGTCAACAGCGTCAATCTGTTGTTGACCGCCGCTCTCCTGTACCAACTGTACCATTTGTTTGAAAGACAATGTTTGTTCAACTGATTCTTTTACAGGACGTTTTTTGCCTTTTGGCATCATCTTTGATTCATTTTTCTTGCCAAAATATTTGGCTTGCTTGTCGCTCATGCCTTTCTTGCCAGCTGGCTTGTCATCGCCTTTATCATCAGCAGCTTTCTTCATTGGCTCTTTCTTGTCACCATCTTTGTCGATATCTAGAAAGTCTGGCTTAGCACCTTCTTCCATCTTTTCTTTCTTGGCCATTTTCTTTTTCTTGTCAGCTTCATCTTTCTTGGCTTCTACCATCTTCATGAACTTGCTTTTGAATTCTGGTTCTACACTTTCTTTCTTGGCTTTTTTCTTTGGCTTGTCATCTTCGTCATCACTGTCAGTTTCAGCTTTGCTTCCACCATAGTTCTTACCAGCATGGTGTCTAACACCCGTTGCTGTCTTTTCAATTGTGCCGCCAGTTGAACTTGGCTTTTTTTCGCCAACTTTCATGTCGTCTGCTTCTTTAATGTCTTCTTCAGCTTTCTTTTTAGCTTCTTGGATGTAGCTGGTTCTGCCACTTAGTACACGCAATTGTGCATCTTCGTTTAGTTGAACGGCTTGTTGTAGAGTAGGAGCGGCTGGAGTTTGTGGGGGTGCTTCCATGCTGTCTAGTTTGCTGATGAGTGATTTAAAGTCCATTTTATAAGTTCCTTAACTTTTAAAGTTGTATTATATTTATCTTTTTACTAAAGAGCCGCCGGTTAGTAGATTAGTTCCTTTAAGATCTAATGCGTTTTTGGCAGTTCCGTCCTTGTTTTTAGGCTGTTTTACTGGTTTATTTTTGTAAACAGCACCCACGCCCACATTAGCAGCACTGGTAGCACCTGCTGAAGCGGATTCTAGGATTTCTTTAATTTTCATACTGTTATTTATTTGTTTTTAGCACGACCAGCTTTCATGTTAGCTAGCCAATGTGCCAATTGACCTTTACGACCGCCTTGTTTAGCAGTTTTACGTAATGAGCTTACTGATGCTTTGGTATTGATGCCGTGACGTTTGCTGTCGCCTTTGTCTTGTGGATTCTTGCCATCGGCAAAATTTTCGTGCTCAATGCTTTCACCACCACTATCACCCCCAGTCCCACTGCTATCTCCGCTGTAGCCAGCATAGTATCCATACCCGCCGTAAGGTCCAGGTCCGTAAGCAGCCCAACGTGGTCTACGTTTCTTTTTTCTTTCAACTATAAATTCGTGTGCTCTCATATTGAAAAACTACTGCCACAGCCGCACGTACTTTGTGCATTTGGATTGCTAATTACAAATTGACTGCCCATTACTTCTTCTTTGTAATCGATAGTAGCACCCTGTAGATATTGCATACTCATTGCATCTACTAGTACATTAAACTTTTCGTCTACAGGAAATTCAAAATCATCTTCATTAACTTCTTCGTCGAATGTAAAACCATAGCTAAAGCCACTGCATCCTCCGCCTTGAACAAAGGTGCGCAACTTTAACTGTGGATTGTGTTCATCAATCAATAAATCTATGATTTTTGTTTTGGCTGCGAATGTAATATCAATCATTTTTATACCTGTCCATATGGATTAATTTTGCGATCTTCTTCGCCTTGCACTTCCGGATATACTAGATATGTATTCATTCCCGGTACTGTACCTAGTAACATACCTTCTTTCAGTTTGTTTAAAGGATCATTAGCATCTAAGACGCAATCGTTTCCTTCACCTGTATCGACAGTATAGGTCACGCGATATTGTTTCATTCTTCACCTTTCATTGCTTGCAATAATGCTCTTGCTACAACACGATCTTTTTCTTGTTCGTCATCGGGCAATTGACTATAACTGATGTTCATTAACTTTTCTCGTTGCTGAAGTTTAGCTTCTAGTTTGCCAGCAGCTTTTAATTTTTCAGTGTCATCAAACTGATCTGGATCTTGAACAAATGCTTTAGCAGTGACATTCCACCCTTTGTGAATAGCATCACTAATTTGTTCTATGTCGGTAACGCCCTTGTCAATCATTTGTTTAGCATAAGCAGCCGACTTTAAGTTAGCCTGCCAACCAAAAGTGTTTCCGGGAGTACTACGACCGTATCCGTAGGCCTTATCTAATGCTGCATCACTGATAGTTGCTAACTGCTGTATACCTAATTGTTTCTCACCTTCTGCTACACCTTGACCGTGTTTCTTAAGATCGTTGTCAAACTGTTTGTTGGTAGCTCGGTTAATACCTTTGAAACGCTTGTCACCGCGAGCATAATCACCGTCTGCATCTGCCTTCTTGGCATCTGCACCGGCGGCTTTTTTATATTGTGCTAATTTATCAGTAGATAATTCACCCAATGTATCTTCCATGGTGGCCATATCTTTCTTGTGCTTGACATCACCTTGCTTCTCAGCTTTCTTTTTGTCCTTGTGCTGTCCAGCACCGCCCATCTTGGCGTTCTTGGCCACAAAGTTGCGGGGCTTTGATTCTTTTTTAAGTTCTGTAATAAATTCACTGGCTTTCATAATCAACCTTTTCTTTTGACTTTACACGCTCGAGATCGTATTCAAAATGTTTAATACCTTTAGATTTCATAAATTTGTCAAGAGCCTCGCCAGCTTCTCTTGGAGATTTGTACGCTGTTCCTAGATTAATATCTTTGGTTATTTCCTGGCCATCCACTTTGAATCTTACGTGAGCAACAATATCTGGAAGAGTGTCTTCGCCTGAAATCTGAGCCTGTGCTGTACCAGCCGCTCCGATACCAGCTGCCGCTCCGATACCCTGTAAAAATCCTCTACGACTTATATCTTCTTTTGCCGCACCTTGTTCAAGCCACGGCTCAAGTCCTTGACGAACAGCGGAAAATACTTCCTCAGCATTACCACTCAGTCCTGCTGGCAATCCTGTTTTGAATGCATCAAAGTCATCAGCAATAGCAGCGGCTCGCATCTTACTTGCGCTCATGCCTTCGGCACCTTCGGCATCGGGATCTCTAGCACCGCTAGACACTATTTTAATTGATTTGAGATCGTAATCAATGCCGTTTTGATTATTAAACAATTCTGTAAATGCAGGCACACGATCTGACCCGCAGACAAAAATAACATTCTCAAATCCTTGTTTTTCTAAATGCTGAAGAATTCCAATAGCGGTACCCACTGAAGTGTCTCCAATATCAATATTGGGAAATGCCTGCCGTATAAACCCCAGCTTGACATCAAAGGGTAATGGATTTTCCAATCTTGTTTTATTCTTGCCAGTTGGTTTGTGTGTTTGCGAAACAAATAGATAATGAGCATCGGCTTCCTGTTTCAAGATAGCATCAACTACTTTCTGGTGACCAATGGTAGGCGGATTCATTCTACCGAACGCTACGGCAGCAGTTTTGCCCGATTGCTCAAATAATTCTAAAAGTTTCATTTATCGTAATCGCCTTTTTCGATAAATTTTTCTTGTTCTTCAGCAAAGTGTTTTGCCAGTTTGATTAGTTTTTCTTTAGGAAATACTTCTTCTTTGTTATCGATTTCAAACTTTTTACAGTAAGTTTCGCAGACACCTTCTAGGGGACGAAGATACAATTTATAAGCACCTGGGTCTCCTTTATGGTCTTGATGTTTTCTAATAGCAGGAAAAAAGTGCTTGCTGAGAATATCATTGTCGTTGTCAATAAAAAACTTTAGATCACCAATCCAGTCGATGTCGTCTTGTTGATCTTTAGGTGCGCCTATTGGGCTAAACATTTCTCTTAATAACATTACCAGCTCCGGCAAGACCAGTATCTAGCCTTGTGTCTAGGCCCTGGGTTAGCACAATTGTGTCTAGCACGGAAACTTTTTCTACGTGCTGGATTAGATTTTTTAATACGCATTTTTTTATCGCCAAAGTTTACTTTAACAACATTGCCGTTAGGCTTACGTACATATACTTTTGACTTTTTAACATCGCCCGGCATTTTCTTACCTAAAGGAACTTCTCGACCTTGATACTTGGCTTCGTCAGTTTGCGTATCTTCAGCATACTTGTTAGCTTTCATGTAGTCACGAACTGTATCTAGGTAATCAACAGCCTTGGTAATTTTTGCCTGTACCCACTCTGGAAGGTTCTCATCCGCATCTAATATATCGTACAATTCTTTAGCAGCACCGTTGATTGTACGAAGATCGTCCTTGGCCATATCACCTTCACGATCATATTCGCCATAGTTCACAGCAGCATCTGGATTCTCAGGACCGTGATCTTCTTTTTTAAGGAATTTATCTTTGATACGACCTTTTTCTTCTTCGTCGGCACCTTCACGTCCTGCTTTCTGTAGTGCTTCAAAACCATCTTTGCCGTATTTTTTAATTCCTGTGTAGCGTTGTAGTCCGCTTTCATCAAGGTCTTCGCCAATCTTTTCGCAGTCGTTTACACGCTTGCCTGCATTCTTGCCAGTACCGGGTTGTGTACCAGTCTTTCTATAACCTTTCCAACATTTTTTAGGACCAGCTACACTTTCTTCTAGTTCACCTTCTAAGAAATTTAAACCTTCATTGGTTAACATATCTAACGCAGTGTCATCTAATTCAATTACAATACCATCTTCTAGGATGTCTACAATAGTAGTAGCGATTTCGTGATCTTCTGAAAAGCTGATACCAAAGTCGTCACCTATTTCAAACTCTTCGTTTTTTGGTGTTTCGCCGCGTTGTTTTTTAGAAATAGCAATAGCAGCTTGTTGAGCAGCGTTTTTAGCTTCTTCAACACTTGGTGTAACAGTGGATTCTGTTAAGATTTTGTCTAGTTTAGTTAATATGTCTCTCATAGTATATCCCGTAAGGTCATACTATATTTATCGACATTGATTACTTAATGATTATAACGAATAGACACTATAGTTCCGTTTATAAGTCTAAAAGCAGCTCGTATCCATATAAAATTGCCGATAAAGTTTCTAGTTTCGGTGGATGTAGCAATACTGCTGTCTAAAAAAGATATTGGTTCTTGACTTTCAAATTCAATGTCAACCCAATCAACGTCGGCTGGATATCTTTCTAAGGAACCTTGTAGTTTTATATCCCCAACAAAGTTGTCAAGTTGAAACACAGCAGTATGCATACCGTTGCTTTTGCCATGATATCCTGCGGCTTTTTGCTTGCCAGAATAGGTATATGCAACTGTAGAAGCGCCGTCCCAGGTTTCTGTACTGTAATTGTCAATTAAAATTGTGCTTTGTATGGACATCTATTATTTATCGACAATCACATATTCATAACTACGGCCTATTGTTTCGCTATTTCTTAATTTTAACAATAATAGGGTTGACGGATCCTCAACGTAGATGTATCGACGATCCCAATTCCAGTTAGTAGTCATAAACCAAGTTTTTACAGAATCTGTAATTAAAATCTTTTCTTTCTGGGAATCTACCCATTGTAAGTATTTTACTTTACTTGATTTATCGTTGGCTAATTTATGAGGCAAAAGATATACTTTGTATCTGTACCTGTTATGTGGAAGTTTTTTTGTAATTATCTTATTAGAATCTGCTAACAGATCTATATTTTTTTCTAGTGGCTGATAAAGATTAATTACCAACGATTGAAAAGTCGTTGATAACGATGTATAAAACTCTTTGTCGTTGGTATAGATATCAATAGTATCTCGCTCCAATCGCTTAAACCATAGATCATTTCGATACTTGCCTAAAAATTCTACTAATTGTAAGATGGCATCTCTGTTATACCTAGCTTTAGCATGAGTACTGTTTGGATATTTTTTATCCTCAAAGTTGTTAGGTGATAGAAAATTAAACAACAAATTGTTAGATTTAATTCTCAATATAGATATCCCAGGCAAGTATAAACTAATTTTATACAGCCATTTACTATAGAATGTTTTGTTGGTTTCTTTAGGCTTCAACATTTTCATTAACACTCAAGGGTATACCTTTCTTCAAAGACTTTTTTTGATCTTTTGTAAGCAGAACTTCTTTAGCAGTGATAGTAAAACACAGTTCGTCGTTGACAATATGTACATAGACATTACCGCCGTCTTTTAATTCACCAAACAATATTTTTCGACTGATTGGAGATTTAATTTGATTATCAATCAATCTAGCCAGTGGTCGAGCACCCATTTTTTTATCGTAGCCTTTTGTGGCCAACCACCTAACTGCGTTGCTGTCTGGAATAATTTCAATGTTCTTGTCTTTGATTTGTGCATTTAGTTCATTGATGAATTTACCAACTATTGTACACATTGTTTCATCTGACAATCCAGTAAACTTAATAGTGGCATCTAGCCGATTACGGAATTCAGGAGCAAAGAATTTCTTAACTGCTTTATCATCCTCGTCGTCTTTCCCCAACTCTCCAAAGCCAATCGTGTTACGTTCGTTATCAGCAGCACCGAGATTAGAAGTCATTATCAAGATAGAATTACGTCCGTCTGCAGTTTTTCCATTACTTCCAGTAACAAATCCGTTGTCCATGAACTGTAGTAATATATTTGTGACATCTGGATGTGCTTTTTCAATTTCATCTAATAGTAAAACACAATTAGGAGATTCTTGCAGTTTTGTTATCAATTGTCCAGCATTGTCTTCATAGCCAACATATCCCGGAGGAGCTCCGATCAATTTAGCCACTGAATGTTTTTCTTGATATTCACTCATATCAAATCTAATCAACGGCATATCCATTTTAGCAGCCAATTGTCTTGCTGTTTCTGTTTTACCTGTGCCAGTGGGACCGGTGAATAAAAAACAACCAATTGGTTTATTAGGCAACTTCATTCCTGCCTGTGCTACAAATATTTTGTCTAACAGATTGTCTACAGCAGAATTTTGACCAAACACAGAACTCTTCATACCGCCTTCGAGGTCAACTAGATTTTTACTTTCCTTTTGTGCTACATTTTCCAACGGCATATTAATCATCTTACTAAGCTCGTAGGTAATTTGTTCTACATCAACAATCTGTTCGACGCCTTCCATTGTAGGGTCATCTTTAAGTTTATATCTTGCAGAAGCGCAATCAATGATGTCTATAGCTTTGTCAGGTAACTTTTTATCTGCCATATACTTGACACTGAGTTTAACTGCCTGTTCAATTGCAGCATCTGAAATTTTGACATTATGATGTTTTTCATAATATTTTCGAATGCCTTTGAGAATCTTAACTGACATTTCGGCACTTGGCTCGTCGATGGTCACACGCTGGAATCGACGCATTAGGGCACGATCTTTTTCAAAGTGCTTGCGATATTCTTCCCACGTAGTCGATGCAATTAATTTAATCACACCTTTGGTAAGAATAGGTTTGAGCATATTGGCCATATCATTACTGCTGTTATTAGCAGCACCGGCACCTTGCATCATATGTGCTTCGTCAATGAAAAGAATAATCTTGCCTTTCTTTTCTAGTGCAGCCAGCACAGCCTTAATGCGCTCTTCAAAGTCACCACGATATTTGCTACCAGCAAGCAGAGCACTAATGTCTAGTGTGTATACCTGATGATCTTGAATAAACTTAGGAACTTTCTTTTCGTGAATCTTACGTGCAAGACCTTCTGCAATAGCAGTCTTACCCACACCAGGATCACCTACCATTAGCACGTTGCACTTATTACGCCGTGCTAAAATTAATTGTATTTTTTCTAGTTCGTCGTCACGACCAATGACTGGGTCAATTTTACGCTGTTTAGCATGCAAGCTGAGATTAGTACAAAATTGATTGATAATTCTTTCCAGTTGATTATTGTTAACTACAGCAGTTTGAATTTCTTCTTCGCCTTCATTTGTAAGTTGATCTTGGAAATGTTGAATAAACTTTTCTTTGAGAATGCCACCTTTGCTGAGGAAATAAAATGCAAAAGAATTTTTTTCATTGAGAACGCTGAGTATGACATCTATAACTTCAATTCGCTGTCTTCCACTAAACAACACTTGACTAAAGCATCGATTCAATACTCTTTCTACGGAATTGGTTTTGCTAGGCTTATATTCATCTTTATCTACCTTGATATCGGTAAGATTATTTGTGATATAATTTTCTAAATTATCTCTAATAAATTTAGCATCGGCTCCAAAATTTTCAAGATGGTGGAACGAAATTTCATCTAACATAATACTATAGACTAGATGTTCTATAGTAATATACTCGTGTTTATGATTTTTAGCAATCAAAATTGCTTTTTCAAAAATAACTTGAAGATTCTTACTCGGCTCTATCATTAAATGTCCTTGTCAATGATTTATTGTAACATAAAAAAATAAAATTATCAACGGTTAAAATTATTTTTTATCTGAGATATTGTATCTATTTGCTCATGAGAAAGATTTTTTGGAATTGCTATTTTTATCTTTATCAATAGATTACCTCTAATTTTATTTCTAATGTTTGGTAATCCTTCGCCACGACAACTTAACACAGTATCTGGTTGTGTTCCCGGTGGAATATTAATAGATATGCTTCGGCCATCAAGCGTTTCGAGATTCATAGCGGCACCTAGCATGGCATCCCATACTGATATTTCTTTTTCGTGTATAAGACTATCGCCTTCTCTTCTAAACAAATGATGCGGTCTTACAAAAATATTCACAATTAAATCACCGGGTCTTAGATCGGGAATCGAATCATCGCCCATTCCAGAATATTTAATCTGTTGATTGTTTTCAATGCCTGGGGGGATGGAAATGTTTACCATTCTTTTTTTACCGCCCGGAACCGAAACTTCAGCATTCAAATCTCGACCAGTAAGAACATCTTCCAAGGTTAAATCGACATTGATGTTTAGACTTTTATTTTTGCGCATCGGCCTTTGTCCAAAATTGAACCCGAACTGATTAAACACATCGTTAAAATCCCCTGCCCCAAAATGGAACTCAAAAGGATTCCCGCCAGACCCTTGATGATTATGCATGGCATTTGGATCAACGCCTGCATCAATCATGCGTTTTTTTTCTGGATTCGTTAGCATATCGTATGCCGTCGAAACTTCTTTAAATGTTTTTTCGTCCCCACCTCGATCTGGGTGGTGTTTCATTGCGAGGCTTCTATATGCTTTTTTGATATCAGCATCAGTAGCTCCTCTTTTTAAACCTAATATATTGTAATAGTCCATGATTAGCAAGTTAAAAAAAATAGGACTACATCTTGTAGTCCTAGTTATTTAATAAAAATTTCTGAAGTTAAATTATTTTTTCACAGGAACATCAGTGCCTTCATGTTTCTTGTGTATCTTAACTTCTTTGCAGTCTTGTTTTGGTTTCTTGGTCTTTGGATCAATAACGGGTTTGCCGTCTTTACCTTGAACGTCTACACATATCTTTTTAGTTTTGGGTGCTTCGTCGGCAGCATAGGCTGTTGCTTGAAAACCTACAAAACTCCAAATAACAATGTTTAATGCGATTAAAAACTTTTTCATATTATACTCCTTAAATTTGTGGTTGCTCTGGTTGCATTGGTGCTGGCTTGCCGCCAAACCCTGTTACTACTTGACCTGTTGCTGGTGCTCCGAATCCCCCGCCAAAACTTGGCGCTGCTGGAGATGTGCTTCCAAACCCGCCTCCACCAAAACTACTTGCGGCCGGTGCTGTAGAACCGAAGCCACCCGATTGAGGTGCGCCAAATGTTGTTGTGACGCTTTGTGACACTGGTTGCATACCGCCATTGTTTGCCCCTGCCATTTTTTCTTGTGTACGGCCAAAAGCTGCAATACCTAAAACTGCACCCATTGCGATGTGGAACAATCCAGCACCTTGCAGTGTTAATGGATTCCATTGTGTTATTGGTGTGTGGGTAAATGTTTGTAATAAACTCCATAACACTGGAAATAAAATCATATCAAACATACATACCAGCATGTACATCCAACCCATCATTGGACGCCATTTGGAATTCATCCAATCTTCTTTCTTTTGTTCGCTTGCGCTTTTTACTGCTTCTGACATAGTTTTCGCTCCTATTTGTCTTTTATTTCTTAGCAATCATTGTTTGAATCTTTTCTTGAATTGCCTTTGCCCAGAAAGGCTGAGGAAAATTCCATCCTACAAATGCTCCTACTGCTACCCATAATAAAATATCTAACATAATGTTCTCCTTAGAACCAAAGGAATAAGCCATTCAGGCTTAATACAATTCCGGCAGCTGCCACGGCAAAACTGCCCCAGAACATGCCCATGCTAACTGCCAAGATACTTGCTGACAGCACAACGATTGCCAATTGATATGCTGTACTTGCATATCCAATCCACGGTGATGACTTTTTAGCTTCTTCACGATCGGCTTCCATTGCTCTTGCTTTAACCGCAAGTTCTTTCTTGTCACTGTCCATGCGTTCTTTCTCAGCCTGGAATTCTGCTTTTAGTTTTGGATCAGTCGCGGTCTTAGCGGCAATCTCATAGCTAACACCACGGCCTGCTTTGGCTTGATATTGTGCCCAAGTATTGTTAGCACCTAGTGTACTGTTTAATACTGTGCTGGACAACTTACCACCGTACCATGCGTTAACTGCTAGTAACAATGCAAATACGGAAATAACCATACCTGCTTTGTCTTTTAGCTTGGCTTCACGCTCTGAACGTGATCCCACTGGAGGCTT